CTCGTACGGACTCTCTCCGACAACGGTAAGGTTGTATCTCCAACTGTGGTTAACGACGCAAAGTCATTCAACATCTCCGTTTCGCTAAGCACGTGGCTCGTATCTAAAGGTCCAGGTTCATTGTATCGTACAACTGGAACAGCTATAGGGAAATACAAATGAAAATCATCCGACACTGAATGATACAAATATGCTCGCAAACCTATAAGTCCCCATATGTCGGTAGCCATAGCAGTTCCAGTGCCTTGTATAGACCAACCTATAAACGCGTCCGGAAAATAAACCGGAGACGCTTCATTCATGCTTGCATTGGGCGAACCCAATAGAGACATAGGAGCTCTACGATAGTGGGGTATTTCAATAGTCTTTTCTTGTTCCTTAGCGAACGACCACTGCGACCCACCTTTGTACAAGTTGCTCAAGGGTGTAAAACCAGATGTTATAGGAGCTACACTAATAGCAGCTTGTATGTCATTATCATAATTGACCATAGTAAATGCCGTAGCATTCAACGCCCGCGCGAGGTTAGTTGATATCATAAGTCGATTGCCACCTGAGCAAAAGGCATAGGAACACGCGAGGTACACATGCGTTCTTCCACAAAACGCCGGAGCTGCCCAAAACACGTCATACACGTTGATATCAGCGGCAACCGAAGATGCGGTGCTGAGATCAAACGTAGTAACGTGCACAGGTCTTCTCAACAAAGATAACACATTCATATGATCTTCTTTGATATACCCCGTCTTACCAGCTCCAGCCTTCTCAAAAGCTATCTGCTGAGTCGACGTTTCACTAGCTGTATCTGATGCCACACGCTCGCCTTGAAACACTCCTTGCAATACTGGACGCGACTCCAGCGCTGGTTGTAACGCTCGCTTCACTGATACGTGTGGATTCAAAGACTGCAACCACAAGGAGAAACCCAATGATTGGGCTGCTGCTGTGGGAGCTCTTAACACATTCCACACGTACACACGTACCACACCCATATTTATACCTTGCCTCAGCATACGATAAACAGACGAGTATGGTATTTCAAGCTCCATTGATGTTTCAGTAGCCACGTTCATGATAGCATGAGGATATTGCGTATACGACGCAAACGACTTGCCAGTAGTTGTATACAACTCTGGCAACCACACTAGCATCAAAGCTCCTTGATGAAATTGTGTGGGATTAATCCTAAGCGTTACCTTGAATCCCATTCTAAAGAATTCGTGGTATGAATATAAACCAGTAGGTGCTAGAGAAGGATTCCAAAAGTCACCAGGCAACAGCGTCGTTTGCAAGTTGTCCTGCACGTTGTTACTCGTGGCAAACTGAACACCATGCACAAGGAGATACTCGCGCTGCATGATATTCTTAGTATCAGCAGATACTACATTAGCAGTT